CCCCCTTAGTACCCCGTCACCGGCAGCAACTTACACCGACACCCAGGATGAAGGGGCGGTCCCGTTACATCCTTGTGAGTCACCGTCACCACCTGCCCAGCCGAATCACTGAACGTCTCACCAACACGAAGGAACGGAGCACGGATGCCAACCGGCTTATTGAACTGTTGAGCGAAACCCTCGCACGCCGGGCATGGCTCGGCACTCAGCAACCATTCCACCTCTTCGATACCGTTGGCCTTCCACGCCTCACGCTCGCCCTCGACCATCGCCCGCGTGCCTTCCGTGCGTGCGATACGTTCGGCCTTCCACGGCGCCGTCTCGCCCATCGCTTCCATGACGCGGCCCGTGCGGTCAACGATGGACTCGCCCTCGACCAGGCCGGTGATCAACGCTTCCTGTAGTTCCGCCTGTACCGTGCCCGTCACTTCCTTGGCGAGTTGAACGGTGTACTGGCTCAGATACCCCACGGCACGATCCGGGTACACGCTGAACGCATCTTCCTTGGGCTGGCCAATCGCACGCATACCGCCCGCCGTGCCCTGTTCAAACATGCGGACGATGTACGGGCGGATGAGTTCTTCGAGTTCTTTCTGGTACGGGTCAAGGTTGAAGTGGCCCGACGCTGACGGCTTGGCCGTCGATGCAAGGTTCTTGTACCACCCCTCAACCGCACGCCGCATCTCCTCTTCGATGCTGGACTGCGTAGCCCGCTCATCCTTCGTGTACATGCGGGCACGCTTCGCATGTTTGGTCAGCGGCTTGCACTCACCGCACGAGCACGGGGCGGGGGCGGACTTGGACTGAGCGTTGTCCTCCTCCGCCCCCTGCGGCCCGCGTTCCCCGTCCTTTGGTTCTTCCTCTTCCTCCCCGTCGTCGGGACGGGCGTTTGCACCGGGGCCACCCATCCCGCCGAACGGGGAGAACGGTGGGGGCTGGTCCAACTTGTGATCGTCGGCCTTCGGATCGTCCAGCGTGTCGAACCCAATCTCAGCCCGCGCCTCATTGACCGACCACACGCCTGCGGGGATGTACGCCTGAATGTCCGCGCGCGTCTCGGCACGGTCAGCCGGTACGCAGTCGTCATACGCAAACCACATCTCTCCGGGTTCAACCCCGAACTTGGGCAACAGCGTCTCCGACCACTCCTCCGCGTCCTGATTGATCGTCGGGCCGATGGTGTACCGCATGTACTGCGTGTGGCCCATCAACGCCGATGCGAGGTTGGCCGAGTTGTTCTCGTCCACGCTCTCGGGGATGCCGAACGCCGAACGCATGGTCTTTCGCAGGTCCGCTTTGCCCGCGAGGTATTCCATTTCCTTCGGTGAGAAGTTCAGATTGACCGGATCGCCCAACGTCGTCACCAGCATGTTGCCGCGCTTCTTCGGCCCCTTCAACTGGCCAGCAAGATGAGCGTACATCTGGTTGACTTGTGATGCGGGCGTACCGGGCGGGGCTTTCAGCACCCAATCGGGCCTTGCCCCGTTCTGCCACGTTGCCAACTCTGACGTAGTAGCAGCCGAGTAGATGTCCGCGTCTTCCATAGCCGCGTGCAGCGGGCCAATCGCGTCATACGGATTGAACGGCGAGCACATCAAACGCTGGTACAGAATCTCCTCATCGCTGAAGAGTTCTTCACTCGAGCCGTCCCGCCCGTACACGAACCCGCCGATCAACTTCTCGAGGTCGGGCACGATCTTCACATGCTGGGCGGTCAAGCACCACAGGCTTTCCGGCTCGCCCTCGCCCACGACATGCACATACCGCCGCCCGAAGATTTGCCACTGGAAGAAACAGAACTGCGAGAACGATGTGCCACGCTGCCAGGGGTTCGCCGCGCTCAACAGGTACAACGCGGGGTGGTCAATCACTTCCTCAACGTCGCCGGCCTGCTCGGCCCACCGTGCGGCCTTGCTGCCCGGCCCGTACCCACGTTGGGGGTTCCGGAGGTAGTCATTGCGGCGCCGGGACTTGACGCTCTTGCGCCCGCCCTTGCCCTTCGTGTACAGCCGCATCGTCTGCCCCGCACACACGCGGGCGTTGAGAGCGGCGTAGTTCAGGATCATCTGGCGGCAACGGACGATCAGCCCCGCATCACCGGACTGGCGATAGCGTGACACCGCGAGGTCACCAGAGGTAACCGTCGCGTCCATGTACTTATCGACATCCGCCGCCTTTGCCGTCACCCGTTCAAGGAAAGACGACAACACCCCTGATACCAGCATTGTCAGCCCCCACCCCGAGGGATCAACCATCCGCCAAACGTGTGCTCATGCCTTCGCCCTCGATGCCTCGTTGCTTTGTTCGCACCGCGTCACGCCGCGTGCCGTTCTCGTAACAGTCCTCGGCCTTGAAGTGATAATCGGGCCTCAACTTCTCGCGCTCGATCTTCTCGGCAATGTCCGCGTCGATCTTGGCCTGCCGCTTCTTCGCGCACCACGGACACATACGCCGCAGTTCAAACGTCATCCGCTTGCAGTCCAAGCACGGCGCCCCAGCCTTGTTGTACACGCGGGTAGCGTCAATCATGGCTTGCTCTCAGACTTGGCCATCTCCATCGCACGAGCCTTGACCATCTTGGCGATCGTCCCCGGCCCGATCTTCAGCAACGCGCCGGACGCGAGCACCACACCGCCCAGGCTCGCCCAGAATCCCGACCACAGTGCGCCCGCGTTGTAACCCGCCGAGTTCGCAGCCAACGCCGCGAAGAAGAATGTGACGACCAGAATGGTGCACACATCCTCCATGAGACTGATAACCCTGAGCATCACCCCCACCTTTCCCAAGCACCGTCGTCGTCAAGTATAGCCTCGCGTGCAAACGTCGGCATTGTAACTTGCGTGTCCGCCCTTGTAAGTTGCGGACCTGCCCATGCCGCGAACATAACCGGGCCGGAGTCGAGGTGCATCACGGCGTATCGCAGGGCATCGCATGCGTGGTCGAACTTCTTGACCGGCTCGTCCTTGGCCTTGTCTTTCTTCCATTGGTACGTCTCCATCTCGCGGATAAGGTTCTCGCAAGACGGGTCAACCGTGATCCTGGGCCGTCCATCGCCCGCAATCAACAGGCGGGAGGTAACGGCGTTGATTCCGGGCTGTACGTCGTTCACCGCCGCAATCGCGGGCAACCCACCCGCCTGCATCGCCGCTATTACGTCAGGCGCAGATGGGTCGATGAGGACGGCGTCGGGGGATCGGGAACCCGCGAGGCTCGCAACCGATCCAACGCGGTCCTCAACCGCAAGTCCGGGTTGATAACGCTCTCCGCAGACGTGCAATCGCCCATCACCATCGACCCCGACGAGCAGGGCAGCGAAGGGGTTTGTATACCCATCGTCCACTCCGACCACGAACGACCGGAACTCAGACACGTTACGACGCTGGACGTGGACGGCTCTATCCCACTTGTCATAGACCAGACCCTCCGCACCGCACCACAGCCCCTGTACGAACCGGCGATACCAGAGTGTATCTTTGTCCCGGTCCATGCTCTCGAGGAACGCTTTGGGTAGAAAGAAGTTTTCATGCGTTGACGATGTAATGCACCGGCAACCTTGCATCGGGGCCGAGTGGCCCGACCCCGGGGGTGCGAACCGCTTGGCGAGGAAGTGTGTAGGCGTGCTCGGGTTGCACGCCATGTAGACCTGATTGGGTACGCCCTTGATGCTCACGCGGGCGCGGGACAGGAGCATCCGGTAGTCCGCCTCATCCAGTTCGGTCGATTCGTCGATGGCTACGCCAGTGCCGTTATAAGAACCCGCCCGCTGCTGCGTACCACCCTCCCCGTCGTTGACCAGTGGGAAGTAGAGGATCTCCCCACCGTGGTTGAGTTTGATGGACTTGTCGGCCTTGTTATGGGTGTACGTGCCGGGAGGGAGCACGGGCGGCATATCACCATCGCCCTCCAACAGCGTCTTCAGGGTGGTCCCCTTCAACGCCGAGAGGGTCTTGCGGCAAAGCAACTCACGAGCACCCTTGACGCTGGCACGCATCACCAGTTTGAGGCATAGCACGCGGGTCTTACCCGCACCGACCGCGCCCGAGTACATGAGTTCAGGGTCGGTAGCGACGATGAACGCATGTTGCTTGGGCAGGACTTGAATGTCTTGCGCCACCCCCAACGTCACCCCTATGGCTTGTTCGGGTCTACATCGCCCTGCAACTCCCAACGCCAATGCGTCTTGCCCTCACGCTCGCTCCACGTCGTCGTCGGCACCCGCCGGAACACGATGGTCAGCCCGTTGAGGTTAGATCGGAAGAGCACACGTCTGAACTCCAGTCAC